ATTATCCAAAACCCTGCCCTCCCCTTTTCACACAATGCTACAACAGGGGTCTTACCCTCTTTCTTTGCCATAACATTTGTGTCATCCCATAATGTTATTACAGTATGCTTCTTTCTGAGCTTACATTCAATGAATAATTTGTCGTGAATTACATCTGCCCTTGTGATCTTGCCATTACCACCACTCAAAGGTGTCCTCTGACCACCAAAATAAGCAGCTACCTGTCGTTCTCTTTGCTTCCATGCCTTATCAGCCATACCCCTATATACCAAATAGTTAACCTATGTACAAGTAGTTAACATAAGTTAATATCTAAATATACCCTTCGCTGTGTGGAATAATCCATATATATAGCAACACTTCGGCATTTTGGGGGGTCGGGGTCATTTTTTTTGCCTGTAACCCTTTATTTCTGCCTATTACAGCCATTTTTAATTAAATTTGACCTAGTGGTGGTGTGTGTGGGTGTGGAACCATTATTTTAGTTATCTCAAGATAAAAAGATAATATGTAATGCTATTGATACTAGTATATATGTTATCATTTGATTAATGTGTTATAGAGTCTTTATTAATACCTAACTGATTTAATATACTTGTTAATTCTAACTGAAGTTGTTCTTCACTTAAGTTCTCAATCTTATGTTGGTTTATAACTTCGCTTTTACTTGTACCTACCATATTATTTCTATCTAGTACCTGACAACTAGCAGATAGTTGAACTGATTTAGGGGACTTAGGATCGTTAATTAATGAGATTAAACGATTAAGGGCAATACTTACCCCACTTTCCAATTGTTGGAAGTTTCTTTGTTGTATCTGGTCTTTTATATAATTCTTTCTTAATAACTGATATCCATATTGACTAGGGTATTTACATTCTGGATATGCTTTTCTTACTGCGTCAGGCGTTTTTAACCCTTGTAATATATAGTTAATAAAATTTTCTTCTTTCTCTGAAAGTCTTGTTTTCTGCATAGTTTAACCAATTTATTAATAAATTATAACATATAGTTAAAATAATACTTGTAAACTTTAGTTAAATATGCATATAATTAACTTATGTTAATAATATTAATCTTAATATAAGGGGTAAATAATGTTTAGATTACATAATATATTTGCATTGTTTATGATATTAGGTTGTTCATTCTGCCTATATCTATTTTATACAATGGTTGCTGAAGTAAATGGAGGGTTCTTAGCTTTACATTTTACACAACAAATAGTAATTGGAATGTTCTCAGTTGCTTATTTTTTTGGTGTTTTACTTTTTACTTTAGTTTTTTTAAATAATACTTTTAATGGGGGTAAATAATGAACAAACATAAACAAAAAATTGATAAATCAAGAAAAGATAATCCACTTATGGATTATTTTTTAAATACTCATTTTGATGAAGTTGCCACTAAAAAAGAAAAAGACTTTATTAAAAACCATTTTGAAATAATAACAATTAAATAGGGGATAAATAATGAAAGTAATAAACATAACTTCAAACAATGGAAATAAAATACCTAACCAATTCATTATATATGATAATGATAAAACCTATTTTCAAAGCTATAAATCAATTATAGTTATGAAAGATAATGTAAATAATAAAATATATCTTGATGATTATTATTGGGATTATTCAACTACTACTTCAAAATATAGAAATATATTTTTAGGTGAGAAGAAGAAAGATACCCAAAAGAAAATTAAAGAAGGTATTTATATATTAACTAACTTAAATAAGGGGGAATAATGAATAAATTATATACAAATTCAATCATAGTTGGAATAAGTGGGGTACTCTCACTTATTCTTTTCTTATTACTTGAATATAAATCTGAATTGCTAAGTGATAGACAATTAATAATGATCTTTTTTATATATATAATCAGTTGTGTAACTTTTTTATATAACATTTTATTAATGGTTCGAAATTCAGTAAAGGGGGAATAATGAAGTGTTTAAATTGTGGTTGTGTTGAGGGTAAATTGTTAAAAGAATTTGACAATGAAAAAAATTACAGTTGGTATGAGCTATCAGAAATGACTGAAGTTTGTGTTAGTTGTGGAAGTGAAAATATAAAAATAGAAAAGGGGGAATAATGAGTAAAAAAATATATCATTTTCAAGTAGATTGTTGTTATGACTATAAGATAAAAGCTAACAACGAAGAACACGCAAGGAAAATTTTGGTTGATCAAGGTGGGATTGAAATACAAGGCACATTCAGATATTTAGATAATGCCTATGCTGATGCAACCTTAACTGAAGTGGAGGATAATGAATAAAAAAGTATTTGACACATAAACAATAGTTAAGTAAAGTTAAGTTATTATGAATAAAAACAAAGCAGTAAAATAAGGGGTGCAAAGATGAATAAGAAATATAAAATATATAAAAGAACTGTTTACGAAGATAGAGGAATCTATATAAGCTTTGGTACTGAAGAAGATGTCAAGGATTGGAAAGAAGAAGAGCAAGAATGGATCGAGCAAGATTTAGGTGTTGGTGATGATACTATTGAAAAGTTAAAAATAACATCAACTGACCCTAACATTAGTAAAATTTTATCTGTTATTAATGAGGAAATACAAAAATGATAAACATAATTAAACGATTAGATAAAATTATAGATGATTTAAATTGTATGGATATTGAACATATTAAAAATGTGGATATATTTGAAATGACAAAAGAACTTTCAGAAATACAAAAACAATTATCTAAACCTATTGAAATATATAGAAACGATAGGTGGATTTATGATGTTCAGCCAAATAATCCTTCATGGACTATTATAGATAACGATAAACCATGTGATACAGAATGAACTTAATTAAAATACTAGCATTATTTTTTGTAAGTGTATTATCAATACAAATATTATTGTCATGGTTGGTTTTATGAATGATGAATTAAAAAAACTTGTCCAAGAGTATAATCAAGTATTAGCCAACCAATCAGACAAATGCGAAATAACATTAGCATCTAAAATTACAAGTCTTGGATACAAAATGGGTTATGATACATTAGAACAAATAATAGAGGATTATGATGAGTAAATGTCAAGAATGGAATGTAAGAGTTATTAAAACTCAATGTACCTTTGCAGAGTTTATTGTTGAAGCCAAGACTAAAGAAGAAGCTGAAGCTAAAATAAATCCTAAAAAAGATGTAACTGATGACCATTGGAATCCAGACATTCAAACAGATATATTTATACAATCTGACTATACAGAGCGAATGGATAAAATATTACCTAATGATTATGATGAAGAAAACTTTTAAGATAACAACTTATGGAACTGCAACTTTTGAATATTTTGTAGAAGCTGACACAGAAGAAGAAGCAGAAAAACTATTACAAGAAGGGTGGTTTGAAGGTACTGAAATGATGGGTGGATTGGCAGATATACATGATGAAACAATAGAAAGTATTGTAGAAGATGAATAAAGTTGATGAAATAGAATTGCAATTAAAAAAAGTTGTCATGAGTTTGGAGAGCAAACATAAACCAATAGTTATTAATGATCTTTTACAAGATTTGCATGGTATATTAAATTATATAGAAAATGAAAAAGAATAAGTCTGACAATTTATTATGTGTGCCACTTACTTTTGTTATAACTGATAAAGGCACAAAAAAATATGATTATAATGCTATGATTAGTTATTTTTATAATCGTTTAACACTTCTGGGATATAATGAAGAAAACAAATAAGCAAAGAAGTTTACAATGCGATAGATGTAGCAATCATTTTGATGTAGACAAAGATAATATGTATGCGATAGGCATAAGGCATGGTGTTGTTTGTTTAGATTGTTGGAACAAAACTATGCAAGAAATATCAGACCAACAAAATAAGACACACAAAGCACCTGAAAGACAATTTAATCTCGGTGGCTATGATAATCGTATCTATAAGAGCAACACAGAGAACGATTAGATACCTTTACTGATACAAACTACCTAAAATATTTAAAACCTCTTCTAGCAGTTTCATTTGGCTACCAAAACGATTTTCAAATTTTTCTGGTGAATAGTGATAACTTTCATTAGAATTTCTGTGATGATATGGACAAAGTGGCAAAACAAGATAATTACTTGATCTTTTTCCTATGCCAGTCTGGTTTTTTATATGATGAATTTCAGCAGGGGTATCATAATAACCCAACTTTCTACAAACTATACAACCAATACTTGCAACCCTATCCATGTGCTTTTGTTCTTTGAGTGTTGGTTTCTTTTTACCCATACTTTTTTCGTTCACTCATAGCAGATATTTGATTGGTTCTCCAAAACTCGAATCTAATTTCTACCATTTTTTTTGACCAAGCAAGTTTTGATTCTTGTTCTACTGCATTTTTTAAATCTTGACACAGTTTAATATATTCTTCTTCTGCTCTTGATTCTAAATCAGCTTTTGCTACTGACATATTATTGGAAGAAGACAACTTATCTTTCATCATTTGAGCTAACCTTATTTTTCTATAATGTTCCAGATAATTTAAATTAGCTTTTGCAATAGCATAGTCATTACCAATCTGTCTAATTTCTTCCATTCGTTTTTCTAATTCTTGTTCACTCATTTTTTACCCCCAATATAATATCTCATACTCCAAGCTAGGGATTCAATTTGTTCCCATATAAATTTAGGATCGGAATATTGAAAAAACTCCCAAGCATTGTCTTCAAGGAACTTGTCAAGTTTTTCATCAGACCATTTATCGTAACTTGATGGTAAATTTTTACCTAAATAATGACCACTTGCCCAAATAATATCTTTTTTAGTAGGTTCAATCATTTTACTCCTCCTCTGGTTCATCATCAACATTAAATCTAATCCACCTTACACCTTCATCTTGTCTGACTAATTCCCAATCAGTTGGACATTTTTGCAACCATTTATATAATTGTTTATCTTTCATAATCTTATTCCTTTTGCTTTTTTTATTTGTAAATGTTTCAGAAAGTTAAAAACTTCTGGTGTTGGTGGTGTAGGCAAGACCATTTTAGAATGGGGAAAGTGTTTATATTTTTCTCTAAAAGTATGACTTGCCCACCCCTCTTTATACCCTTTTTGTCTAGCAATAAACAATAGTTGGGCATAAAAACTTTTCTTATCTTCTGTCTTTATATTCTCTTTTGGTTTCTTTACTTCTTGTAATCTGCCTTGCTTAATTAATAATTGCACTTCTTTTTTTGTTGGCACAAAATTACAGTTAGGACATTCTGGGTTTTCTTTTGTAGGTTTGTAAACAAAATCACATTTAATACAAGTAAAAGGTTGTTTGATTATTTCTTTTGGTTCTTTTAGTTTCTTCTTATCTTCTTTACTATACTCTAATTTCCATTCTCTTCTTTCATCTGGAAAACCATTTTCATAAACTGCTCCGGCATGATCTATAATCATGGTATCTTTTTTATTTGTGTATGGTCTTAAACTTCTACCTACCATTTGTAAATATAGACCTACACTTTTTGTTGGTCTGGCTAACACTACACAAGATATTTTGGGCATATCCCAACCCTCTGTCAGTATCTGACAATTACATAACACTTTTATCTTATCATCTTGCATCATGTTTAGTTGTCTTTCTCTTTCTATGTCTGGCATTTCACTATCTATGTGTCCACTTGGTATGCCATTCTGATTAAATATTTTGCAAATATATTTACTGTGAGCAATACTACTAGCAAATACTACTGTTGGTCTGTCAAGGGCAAACTGAATCCAATGCTCTACTAAATCACCAACTAATTTAACTTTGTTCATTCTCTTATCTAGTTCTTTTACATCATAATCACCTCTTACTGTCGCAACACCTTTTAAATCTGGTATTGTTGGTGCAAAAACTTTACAAGGAACTAAAAAACCTTGTGTTGTTAGAGTTTTAATATCACTAACTTCTACTAATGTATCATATATATCCCCCAAACCACTTGAGTCATTTCGCAAAGGGGTAGCACTTAAACCAACAACATAAGCATCTGGATATTCTGCTAATAATTTTCTAAATGATTTACTTGTTGACCTATGTGCTTCATCTATAATTAATAAATCAGCTTTGGGTTTATAAAAATCATCATCATCTTTTCTTGATATAAATGTTTGAATACTTGCTATCTGTGTATCGTAATGCCATACACCTGTTATACCTGCCATTATTACACCTGCATTTATACCAAACTGATGTAACTTTGTTGAGCATTGTTTCACAAGTTCCCTCCTATGTGCAACAAACAAACTTGATTTGTTTTTTTGCTCTGCCTTTTCTATCATCCTACTGGCAATAACTGTTTTACCACTACCGGTTGGTGCAACTAACAAAACTTTTTTGCTCCCTCTAGCAAATTGTTCCTTTACATTTTGTATTGCAAACTCTTGATATTTACGAAGTTCCATACCTATTCCATATATCATTTAATTGAAACATAACTTCACTATAACTTTCTGGAGGGTTGCATCTATTAGCAAATGTCAACACTTGGTCTTTTGCATACTCATACGACTCTCCTCTCATTCTCATAGCCACTAACATCTTAACAAGATATTCATGCCTACCACCTAATCCTACACCTCTAACTTGAAAATCCTTGTTCCTTGTATAATTAGTAGGGTTGTATTTTATTATTTTTTTCTTTGGTCTTTGTAAACCTAGTCCATCTCTAATATCTTTCATTGAGTATGGTGTTGTAATGTTTTGCTTAACTATTTTGACAGGATATGGTTTTTTTTTATTGTGCCAAAACCCTGCAACCCTCATTATTCTTGGTAAATCTTTTACTGCTCTATCTGACCCAAACTTACTTGCTAATGCTTGTTGATACAATGTAAAGGTTTCTTTTGGCATATCATCTACCAACCAATAAACATGATATTTATTTGGACTTGTATTTATAATAAAATGTGGTGGTACATCAAACTTATCCGGCATGGGTGTACCATCAAAATCACAAAATACTGCTCTTACTTTTGTTATATGTTTTGTAGTCCTACCCTCTAAATTAGTTTGGTTTACTGTAAAATATACACCTGCACCTTTTTTGTTAAGTTCAGTAAGCTCATCTATATGCTGATCTATTGTGCCATGTAATTGTTTTATAATTCTTTTATTCTTTCCTTTATCACAAAAGGTCTGAAAACTATGCTCTTCTCCAAAAGGATATAAGAAATCTTTGTATTGCACTATCTTTGCTCCCACCAAAAAATGAACAATCCTAACAAAATGTATATTAATACTAAAATCATTTTATATTCTTCCACCTTATTCTTGCACCCAACTTTCCTGCTTTACTTCTTTTTATCCTATTTAATTCTTGTTCTTTTCTTTCTTCCTCTGCTTGGATACATTGTAAATATATTTTACCATTCTTTTCAACTTGCTTAAATAAATGTATTATGTTTGGAATCATGGTCTTTAGTTTATCAATCCTACAATTACACATTCTGCTCAACACCTCTACATCATATTCTATCTCAAAACCTTGCCAACAATGGCAATACAGTAATATATATGCACCTTGCTCTTCTAATGATAATCTTAATCTGTCCGGATTTGTTAGCCAATCACTAGCATAAAACTGAAAAGCAGGTGATTGTTCATGACTTCTTGATTTTCGCATAGTTGTTAATGTAAGTTAACTACAACACATTGTCAACTTTTTTTTAAAATTAGGTGTAAGTGTTGTTATATCTTGTGTAGAAGTTGAAGGTGAAGATGAAGATGAAGGTGAAGATGAAGGGCTATAATTTGCCATTGGCAAAAAATAGCACCCCTATAACAATGCTATGGCAATGCTACACACCTGTAATGCTTATGTGATATGGGTTTGCTAGAATTTTAAATCTGGTCTAATATAATCTACTGTATAATCACCAAAATTAGCAATCTGAAATGCTCTTAATTGTGGGATCACTTCCCATTTGGATACGGCAGGGTGTGAAATTTTCAACAACCTAGATAAATTCTTGCCACCACCATATTTAGTGATGACTTCTTGTTTTCTTTCTATGGCTAATTCATAACTCATACTACATATATTATAATTTTATTAACTTTTGTCAATATATTGTTGACATATTATTAGAGTTAACTTATATTAATAAGATAATTATAACAAAAGGGAAAACAATGAGTTTAATAATAAAAGATGATAGCCAACAATCTAAGTACCCCCAACTATCAATAGGGGTTCATAATGCTAGATGTATTAGAGTTATAGATTTAGGCACACAGAGAAATGAATATAAGGGGGAAGTGTCTTGGAAAAGAAAAGTTATGATAACTTGGGAAGTCCACAACAAAGATTCTGAAGAACCTTTTGAGATTAGTAAATTTTATAATCACAGTATGTATGAGAAGGCAAATCTTTCCATAGATTTAGTTTCTTGGAGAGGTAGACCTTTTACAGAAAGAGAAAAAAAGGGTTTTGATATAGGCAATCTTGTTGGCAAAGTATGTCAATTAAATGTTATAGAGGGTAATAATGGTAAACCAAAAATTCAAACTGTACTACCAACTAAAGATGAAGTAGGTATTCAATATAACAAATCATTGGTTTTTAGTATTGAAGACTATCAAAAAGGTGAGCTTAAAATCTTCAATCAATTAAGAGAAGGTATAAGAAATATGATATTAGAGTCAAAAGAACTTGAAGGACAATCTCAAGAAGATGTAAAAGAACATGGAGAAAGTGATATAGAACCAGATGATGCAGTACCATTTTAATAGTAATATGATAGAATATTATAACAAAGAGGGGTATATAGTTAGTTCTTCCGGAAAACTTATTTTAGATCATAAAGGCAATAAAATATTTGTTCCAAAAGAATACAGAGATAAATCTAATATGTGGCAAGAATGGAGTAAATAAATGGAAACATTAATAATAGGATTGGCAATTAATTTATACACATGGAGTAATGCAGATTTCTTTGTGCATAGAAAAAATAATGAAAGACAATATAAATGTGTGTGGGTTGATAAAGGTTGGTCAAAAGCTGACAAAGAAAATCCATCTATTACAATACTTGGATATACAAAATACAAGCACCATTGCATAGCAAAAGAAAAATAATGTTTAAAATATTTATAATTACTCTTTGGTTAGAATATGATGGAAAACTATTCATGAAGTATGCTTTGCCCTTACAAGCAAAATGTAATTTTATAACTTGGTGGAATATTCAAGAACAATTTTCGGAAACACCCCTTCATGTAGTTGCTATGAAATGCACAAGAATAAAAGATTTTAGAATAAATAAAAGGATATACAATAGTGAAACTTACTAATAAAATGAACCTTCCCCTAGCTATCAAGAGAGCAGTAGAGAATGATCCTTATGACCCCTCTGGATCAGATATATCTACTACTCGCTTGATAGCACCCCCTTTAATTAGATACCTAGAAATCAAGCATCAAGATGAAATAGAAGAAGATGTTTCAGATAGAATATGGGCTCTAATAGGTTCTTCAGTACATCATATTATAGAAAGAGCAGAAACTGAAAACGATTTATCAGAGATACGATTATTCTATAAAGATAATGATATTACTAATGGTTGGACATTATCCGGACAGTTTGATTACATAACAAGTGAAGGTGATTTAATTGATTTTAAAGTTACTTCTGCTTGGTCAGTTTTAGATGCATTGCAAAATGGTAAAAATGAATGGGAGGAACAACTAAATATATTATATTTTTTAGCAAAGAACAATCCAGATAAAGTTAATGTAAAGATAAACAAATTATATATTATAGCCATATTAAGAGATTGGTCTAAGATACAAGCAAGAAAATCTGATAACTACCCACAAGCACAAGTAGTTCAAATACCTATTAGGTTATGGTCAAATGAAGAACAAGAACATTTTATTAGAGAAAGAATAAGATTACATCAACAAGCAGATATAGAAGAACCAGATATATGCTCACCTAAAGAAAGATGGAGAAAAGAAGATAGCTTTGCAGTTATGAAAGATGGTAGAAAATCTGCATTAAGAGTATTGCCTACATTAGAAAAAGCAAAACAATATCTTACGGACAACAATATGCAAGAAGGTAAAGGTTGTCTAATAGTACATAGAGCAGGTGAAGATGTTAGATGTGCTAATTATTGTAGAGTTAATAAATGGTGCAAACACTTCAATGACACCATATTTTAGTTAACTTAAATACACTTGCATAATCCAGAAATACCCCTAACATTGTCGTTATGTGGGATAAAATTAAAAAAGTTACAAAGACTTGGACTATCTATAATTGGGTAGAGATTAGTTTGTTGTTACTTATCTTGTGGAATGTTTGGTAAATGTTTCAGGCACTAATTAGTCCGGTTGCTAATCTAGTGGGAACATATATTAAGGGTAAGCAAGAAAAGGCAAAACTAAAGACTCAAGTAGAACTTACTAAACTTCAAGCAACAAAAAAACAAATAGAAAAAGATGGTATGTGGGAAGAAAAAGCCATGTCTGCATCTGATAATTCATGGAAAGATGAAGCATGGACACTAACATTTATTGGTATAATCGTAGCATCCTTCATACCTGCACTTCAACCATATATGCAACAAGGGTTTGTTTTCTTAAAAAATGATTGTCCGGATTGGGTATCATACGGAATTTTAGCATCAATCGCAGGTTCATTTGGGTTGAAGGGTATTGCAAAGATGAAAAAATAATGTTTGACAATTTAGAAGATTTAAAAGACCGGATCAAAACCCATGAAGGGTACTGTGATACAGTTTATAAAGATACACTTGGCAAAAGAACCATAGGATATGGACACCTCTGCACAGATGATGAAGAATGGGAAGATGGTAAAGCATACAGTATGAGCTATCTTAACGATATATTTGAAATAGACTTCAATGAAGCAGTAAACCAAGCAGAAAAATTAATTGGAGATACTATCATTAAAAACAAAGCAGCCGAAATTATAGTTGAAATGGTTTTCCAATTAGGTATGGGTGGTGTAAGTAAATTTAAAAAAATGTGGGCAGCATTGCAAAATCAAGACTATGAAGAAGCATCTGTGCAAATGTTAGATTCTAAATGGGCAAAACAAACACCGAATAGAGCACAAGATTTAGCTGCTATAATGAAAAGTGTTAGTTAAATAAATAAGTAAATTCCCAAAATAAAAATCCAACTGCACTACCAACTACTGCAATAATAATTAACATATCTCTTCTTCTTTTTTTTTCTTGTATTTGTCGTTTAATTGCATCTTTGTGTTCTTTTCTTTGTCTTGCTATTTCTTTTTGTAATGCTTCCCATTGTGTTAATCCATCTGGTGCATATAATAAAAATATTTCTCTTAATTGATTTCTCATTTTTTCTATTTCCATTTTTCTCAAATGAGCTGCAATAGCATTTTGTTCTATACTACTAAACTTACCAAACATACTTTTACCTTTATTGCTAGAATGTGTATCTATATGTGATTCTGCTTCTGCCCATTTCATAATAGGACTAGCTAATTCTGTTAAATCTTTACCTACTTTTACACCTTGTTGTATTAAAGATATTGCAGATTTAGTAGCTGCAAATGCTGTAATTGGATCGATTAACATTTCCCCTCACTTTTTCTTTTTATGCCTTGCTGCAAATTTTCTTGCTGCTTCCACACTTCCAAACCCCCATTTTTTAAGTGCTAATGCTTTTCTTGTTGGTCTACCTTTCTTATCTTTCATAGGACCTTTCATCCCTGCAAACCGAGCAGCAAAACTAACTCGTCTTGGGTTAGTTCCTTTTTTTACAGGAGGTTTTAAATTAGCACCTTCTTTTCTTTTAAAGTATCTTCTACCTGCTGCTGTTAATCCTCCTGTTTTACTTTTATGTATTTTTTTCATACTATATATCTAATATTTTAAAAAACAAAGTTATCAATACTCCCATAATAGATAAAGTTGATCCCATAATCAATATCTCAAGTCTTTTAACTCGATAATCTAGTTTATCTAATAATGTTTGCACCATAGTTCTATACATAGCACACTCTTTTTCATGTGCTTTCATTTCTGATTTCAAACTGCTGTATGATTGTCTAGCCATTATTTAGGTTTCACTGGCATAGTAACAGCTTTAGCTTTATCAACTGTATCTACGCCTTTAGTTATATCTCTTAATGCTTGTCTATAGGTTTTCCAATCATCAGACATAGTAACATCTGACATACCCATCCAATCACATTCAGCTAATAGATTAGTTCTTTCTTCACGAATACTAGCCATAAGTCTGTCAAAAGTACCTTCTTCCCACTTTTTATCTCTAGCTTCTAGTTCTTTGATTTCGTCAGCAGTAAGTTTTACCTCAACACCATTAACCATTTTTGTTTTATAAATAGACATATTTACCTCCTTTCTTTATGTTGCTATTTCTGTCCAAATAACTGTACTAGGTGAACCCGCATAAGCACCATCATAACTTCTATTAATATACAATGTGCCAGATGTAACTTTACCTTGACATTTAACAGGTATTGCTGAACCATCTGTATTTGTAATACTTGTCAATAGTGTTGAAGGCATATATGCATTATTATTTAATGATGTACTATTATAAAAAATATGTGAAGCATTTGGTGTACTTCCTGTTGTTGATAAAAAATCTGAACCATCAACAACCCATTTATAATAAAGATAAGTACTCATTCCACCATCGAAATTTGCAACACCTTGTATAAGAACAATACTATTTGAACTTGATGGTGTAAAACTACCGAAGTCTAAATCATCTGCATATGACGAAGCACTTGACCTTGTAGAGTTTGCTGTTATTTGTGTAATTTTATGACTTAATACTTTACCACCTACACCACTAGGCAATGCAGTTACACTAGATAAAGTATTATTATTTGCTCTAATTATTGCCATTTTATGCTCCTAAATCAGTTCCTCCAGCTGAATTTGTATATCCATAAATATCAAATCTTCCTGTAACTGTTCCACTACTCATAAAAAAACTTATTCCATCTACATCTTGACTTGATGTATGACCATAGTAAGCACCAGACATTATACTTGTTTGTACTGCAGTAAATGCAGTGTTACCATAGGATTGTCCAAAAGCCCACATTGAAACATAGTATGGTGAAAAATCTATTGTAAAATCTCCACTCATATTTTGTCCTGTATTATTATAATAGTTAGTATAAAATACAGGAATTTTGGTGTCTCCATCACCAGCACCAGTTGTAGCTGATGGAGAATATCTATGTCTTAAATGTGCATATCTATAACTATTCCCAGTGGCAACAGAATTATTTACATATACTCTTACTTGTAAAGTGGAAGCACCAGTGCTTCCGTGATTACCAACACCTGCTATTCTAACATAATATCTTCTAAATTTTGTAAAATCTATATGTCCAAGAGTTTCCGTAAAATCAACACTTGATTGACCAGATGCAGTAGTTCCTCCTAAATGAACAAGACCTCCACTTGCACTAGCAAATTCCATTTGCCCTACTGCTGTAGCACCACTACCTGTTATACTTTTTACTTTAAGAAACTTATCTGCTGTAGGTGAATTGTCTGGTAACTTTAATGTCCAACTTTGTCCTGCTGAGTGGTCTGGACTTTTTAATTTAACCCCATGAGTATTTTGTTCGCAGTTAAGTTGGATCGCTCCTGAATCACTACCAGCACCTTTTGATATAAGTGTAGGTGCAGTAGCTAACTTGTCATTCGTAATAGTATTGTCGCTAACTGTACCCACATTTAAAACATCACCTAATACTAGAATAAAATTTATTACATCACCTGTTACAAGATTACTAGCAAAAGTAATTGTACTACCAGATATAGTAAATGAAGAACTAGGATTTTGTATTATACCATTTAGACTTACTAACATTTGATTTGCACTAGCTGGACTAAAATTAACAGAGTCTTTTTGCATAGTATAGGTTGCTTGACCATTAACAACAGATATAGTATCTAGCTTTATAAAGTTTCCTGTTATAGGAAGTTTTCCAATATAGGGCATTACTTAGATACTCCAAATAAATTAAATGTTTTGACTTCTATATTTCCAGCACTCATAAAAAATCTTATACCATTTACAACATCTGTCATAGAACCTCCATCGTGTCCTCCTTGCACATCATCTCCTCTTATATTTGTAGTACTATATACTCTTGCTGTAACAGTTTGTAAAACTGTAGGTAATATTGTGCTATTTACATTTAATAAAAAACCTCTAGTAACATAACCTCCTGCTGTTGTTGCTGTACCATTAGTTATTTCTATTTGATTATCACCATCAATAGCAGAATCAAAGGTACTCTGGTCTAATCTTGAGCCATGATTAAAATATTTTGCACCTGTAGAAATAGTATCACTAACAAAAAATCGTGCATATAAATCAGCAGTGCTAGATACAACAGAAACCATTGTAAAAAAATAATCATCATAAGTAGAATTAATATATGTGCTATCTATGTCATATGTACCTTGAGCAGATACATTTGATTGAGTTAATAATTTAACTAACCCACCAGCTCCACTTACTGTACCTGTAAATGCATAATTATCGGCTAGGTTCATTGATTCAGCTTGTATTTTACTTAATGGCATAATCTATTCCTTTGGGTATTTCTTCTTAACTGCTTTTATTGTTTTTTTCCAACCATCTATTCCATTATGATATATATCATCTAATTGGTCTGGTACAGATGGATATTCTAGTTCCCTTTTATATTGATATTCATTTGGGTCTTTCCAAGCATTAACCTTTTTCCAATCAATAGTAACTTCTTTATTATCTTTATCCTTTGCAACAATAGTTTTTTGAGTATCACCATTAATAGTAACTACTGAATTGTGTATTGCTCGTATAGCTTTATGTAAATCCATTATGCTCCTACCTCCATAGCAATTATTGATGATGCTGTTCTTCCTATATCAGAACCATCTGCTTGTGCTTTATTTATCGTACCTGTACCACCTTGTACATTATATTGTACTTTATAAGTTGTTGCAGATGTTGTATTAGGTGTATCTAAAAAAGAAAAAGTTAAAGTCAAACAACCATTAGTATCACTTACTCTTGTTTGAGCAGATGCTCGTGAGTGTGAACCATCATCATCACCAATAAATATATCTGTACTACCTCTAACTAATTTCATTTCTGCATTATTACCACTACTTGTTGATGAATTAGAACTTACCATAACTAATACTTTACTTGATGTACTTGATGGTGTTATTGCTACTGATAGTCCTGTTACATCTGTAAATGATGTGCTTGTTGTAGAAAAAGTATCTGTTTTGGAAGTTTGTACGACTTGTAATATTTTACCACCTACACCACTTGCTAGTTTTGTAGAACTAATTGCACCATCAACTATTTGTGCTGTACCTACACTACCACTTGCAGGATTAATTGTACCTACTGCTTTACCTATATAGACACAATACATATCATCTGAACCTGCTGTTGCTTCTGTTAATGTTAGAGCAGTACCACTAGCAGAATATGCTGTGGTAGGTTCTTGTCTTACATTATTAATAAATAAAGCTATATCATTAGCATTAGTTACTGATTGTGATAATGTATAATTTGCAGTTGCACTTACAGAAAAATCTTGTTTTACTAATGATTGAAATGATGTTGCAGGTTGTTGACCTATATATGGCATTTATATCTCCTATGAACTAATTGCATCTACTGCACTTACCCAAACATCTAAACTACTTGCTGTATCACTTATTACTTTTAATGCATCTCCAGATTGTACTACAAATTTTGCTCCACCATCTAATACCTGCAATGCTGATCCGGCAGGTATAGACACATCTTTTACAAGACTAATATCATTTGATCCATCATTAATGTAACAATGAACTGTTATTGCACTTGTATGAACATTTGCCAAACTAATACCTACAATAGTATCAAAACTATTTGCTGTAAATATTGTAGTAGCACCTGTTCCTACTGCATTACTTGTATATCTTCTAAAATCTTGTGCCATAATATATCCTTTCTTTTATATCACAAGGCAATGGACATAGCAATACTAAACCCATTTGTAGCAAATGATGAAGTATCTACTAATGTAATTTCTGTAAATGAACTACCATTATAAACTCTTAACCTATTTGTACTTGTATTAAAATATAAATCACCTGTTGTTAAAGCATCTCCATCATTGTCTACTGTAGGATCACTTGATTTAGCTCCTAAATATGTATCATCAAAATTATCAGCACTTGCTGCTGCTGCTGCTGCCGAAGCTGCTGCTGCTGTAGCAGAATTAGATGCATTTGTTGCAGATGTAGATGCATTACTTGCTTGTGTACTTGCTGTACTTGCATGACCACTAGCTGTACTTGCACTACTAGCTGCTGCTGATGCACTTGTAGATGCTTCACTTGCTTTTGTAGTTGCTGTACTTGCTGCTGTAGTAGCACTAGCTGCATCTACTAATAAATCCCATTTTGCACTATCTGCATTACTTGTCAATGGTTGTGAGCCACTAGATGTATGTGCAGTATTTGCCATAAATATATTATTGGTAGATGTATCTTTTACAATATCCCTAACACCATATGCTCTACTAGCTGCCCAATCACCTTTATTAGAACCAATTTCATTTGTTACTGCTAATTCTCCGGCACTATCAAACCCTAATACCTTACCACCTCTATCCGTTACACTTTCTGTAAAATCTGTAGAAGTAAAAGTATTTGTTGGAGAGTATTTTATACATCTATTTATTTGTTCTTGTAATTCTTGTGCTATAGATAAATTTTTATCAAATGCTCCTTCAACACTATCTGCTGTAAATGGATCATTTTCAACTAAATCTAATGTTTGTGTTTGTGTAGTATCTCTTCTAAGTACAACTGTTTCTGTAGCTGTAGGTATATTACCGGATGTAAAAACTACATTACCTCCACTAGCAGTACCTGCACCTGTTACAGTATAATGTGTAGTCAATGATTTTTCAGTTTCCAAACCTGTTGATGATCTAATAATTACCTGTATATCTGCATCTGCTGCTATCTTAAATGTATAAGCAAATGTATCTTGTGAACCATCACCAGAATAACTGTTTTTTATTGTTGTAGTTGTTATAGTCATTTCAAATATCGTATCATTTTTTTTTTACTATTTCTATTGTTTTTGTAAATGTCTTTTATCAAATAATTTTAATTCTTCATTTGTTATTTTTGCTGCTTCTATAGCTAAACCATAATATGTGTCCATAAGTTGTCTTTTTTCAACACCACTCATAGTAACATCTCTACGAATATCTTGTATCATATTTCCCATATCTGTTATAAATTGTTTATTTGTTTCTATGTTTGCCCATTCTTCTTGTAAATTAGCAACATCATTAGCACTAAATCTTTTTTCTGCTTCTAATTGACCTTGCCCTAAACTATCAGACATTAATCTATTATATGTAATATATTTTGGTCTTACTTTTTTATATCTATTCCAAAATCTTCTTAAATTTTCATCTGACAAACTTTTATTTCTAATTACTAATGCTTTAATAATTGGTATATCTGCAATATCTTTAATAAATTCACCAGTTAATGGTTTTGGATTTTCTTGTGCAACTCCAGATTTTTTTAAAGTGTAGTTCATTGCTTCCATTGCATATCCACCTAATCCACCTGTCCAAGACCTTATATAATTATCTATTTTCATTGGACTACCATATTTACCACCTGTTACTTGTGATATTGTTTTACCCAATAATTTAGCTATTTCACTTGTATAATCATTATATTGATACTCTGGTAAACCTTCTTCTAAACTTCTTGGCACTATAGGTCTATTAAAAAAAAAATTTCTGTTTGCTATATCCTCTACAACAGGTCTTAATATATCTGGTGTAGGAAAAAATAATCCTGCTGTATTTTTACCTAAATCTTTTAAAGTATCTTTAATAGCTTGAGGGTCTTCTTTTAAATAATAATCTAACATTCTTTCTGGAATACTTCCGAACAATATACCTAAAGTAAAAGGTTTTGGTATTCTCCATATAACTTGATCTTCCGTTCCTTCTCCAGATATAACAATCCAAAATAAATCTTTTTGCCATTGGGGAACACCTTTATATGCTTCACTATCATGATTTCTAAACCATAGTAATATACTTGGTAGTGTTATATATGCTGCTGTCTTTGCTAAAACTTGTGCAGGTCTTTGTTGTATAGCTTCTATTAATCTAGCTTCACCTTGTATTGCAGCATTAAAAAATGCTGATAACATATTAAGTGTTTGTGTTGAATTGCCTATTTTTGCAAAATCAATAGTAAGGTTTCTACTTTCAAACCCTAAATATTGTAATTTTTCTTTTTTAGTCATTCCTTTTATTTTAGATACTTTTTCTAAACCTATCATAAAATCACCTAATCTAACTGCTGATTCTGCTGATTCACTTATTGCTCTTAAAAATTCTAACCAATTTTTGGGATTTATATAATTTTGAACTTTCCTTGCTGTTGTTAGTTCTTCTACAACTTTAGCTTGTCTAAAATAATTTCTATCTAAACTTACAAGCATAGATTGTAATGCACCAGATTTAACAAAATTTTCATAAATTCTTTTACTTTTTCTTAATGGTGCTATATCCGGACCAAATCTTCCTGCTACATAATGAAATACACCTTGCATACTTGTAATATATGGTATATTTGACCAATATTTTGATAATATAGAACCAGAAAAAGCATCTCTATTAAGATTTTTAATTGTAAATGCAGGGTCTAATGTCGCACCTGCTCTTAACATTCTAGTAGGAACACTTAAATATCTTACAAATGCATTCATTTGTGATCTGTTCATAAAATTTATTGATTCTGCTATATCTTTTCCTACTTCCCAAACCTCTCTTTTTCCATTTCTATATACTGCAATTTGACTTCCATTGCTTAATACTTGACCATTTCTTCTAAAAACTGACATTGTTTCAGCAACATCTTCATTAAATTTTTTACCTGTCATTGTTTCAACTTCTTTTTTTGATAAATCAAATCTTTGTATTTGCGATACTTTTTGTATTTCTGGAAACAATTTAGGATTTGCTTCAATCATTTCAATAAATTTTACTAATGCTAAGTTTCTTTCAGCTAACTGAATAAAATACATAGTATTTAAATGCACACTTTCTACAGGATCAAGTATTGATAATTTACCTTCTTGTTTTGATATTTGTTCTTTTTTTGCTTCTATTTCTAACGATATTTTTTCTTTATCTTTTGGCAACCTTGCTCTATCTAATTGTTTTTCTAATGTTTTTAATTCTTTATTTAATTTTTTTATAGATTCTTTTGTTTTGCCTACACCTTTAATTTGTCTTATTGGATTAGATTGTGTTTGTGCTGACATTGTACTGCCTTTAACAGTTGGATCAGCTACTCTATGAATAGGCAAAAAATCTTTATTTAAATCTAATATATCATTAAATGTTTTTTCCGATATAATACCTGCTTCTTGTAAATATTTTAAAGTTCTTTGTTGAAATTCTGTTAATTCTTTAAATGTTTCTCTATACTTAGAATCAAATTGCCTTATAGTTTCCTTTGCATCTTTAATAGATATTCCTGTATCTATTTTTCTTTCAAATAATTCTGAAACTCTCCTTGATACTGCATAAGCTGAAAACTCTGCATAATCTTTTTTAGTTTTTATATTTCTTAATACTCCCTTTTTCCCCATTAATGGCTTACCATTTTTTTGACTTTTAATATTCATAGTAGCTTTATCTATAAATAAACTTGCATAACCCATCATTCCCGGTTGTATTCTTAATTGTTTATAAGCATCTAATATAAATTCTTTTGTTTCATATCCTGCTTTTTTTGCTTTTCTTACTAATTTTAATACAGGATATAATTTGTCTATACCTTGAAATTTAATTTGATCTAAAAAACTACCCTTAGATTCTACTTTTACTTCTCCTAATTTAAGTGATTCAAGAACTTTATTTGCAGCTTCACTTTCTGTTTTTAACTCCGATTTTTTTACTGTTTCAACTTTAGTAATAGGTTCGTCTAATTTTTCAAGAGCTTGTTCTATTCTTTTTTTTTGTGTTTGTATTTGTTGTAAACTTTCTGGTGCTACTTCATTTTCTCTTAATTCTAATTCTTTATTTATTTCATTATATCTTTGTTCTAATTCTTGTACTTTTTTTTCATTTCTAGTTTCTTGTACAATCTCTTTTTCTATTTTTTGTCTTTCTATTAACAAATCGGCATTTTCTTTTATTTCTAATTTTTCTAATTTAGTATATTCTTCTTTTAATTCTTTTATTTTTTGTGCATCAATATCCTTGTCTTTTCTAAAATTTTTAATATTTTTGCTAGATATATCTTCTTTCATTGATTGACTTTCTAATATTTCTTCAACAAATTCATTAATATTAGTTTTTCTTTTTACCATTCTATCTCTTGCCATTTGGTAACCTTTTCCTGCTACACCAAAAGTACCAAGTATTAATGCATTATTTATAAGATTTTCTTTTGTAGGTAATTCTTGTTCTACTGCTGCTCCAACACCTGTTAATGCTACATATTGCGACATAAATTTATTTATAGCAGTTCCTTTTAAACCTAATTTTGGCAACAATGTAGGTGCTGCTGCTATAGAACCAACAACAAGTCCTCCTTTAACACCTTCTTTTACTCCGTGTTTTAAAAATATATCCCACCACTCAGAATAATTATCAACCCTACCTTGATTTAGTGCTTCTAAATACATTCCTTTTATTGTGTCATTTACAAAACCTGCACCAAAACCTGTTGCAAATGGGTTTCCTCCACTTATTACTCCTGCTCCTGCACCACCTGCTACAAATGTAGGTAAATCTGCTGTTAACCCTACAATACTTTCAAAATATCTTTCTAGTATTCCTGTATCTATAGGTTCTGCTTCTGTTGCTTTTTTCCAATCATACCCTAAATTTCCTCCACTATGATATTGTAATGCTAAACTTATATTTGATTTTCCTAATCCTCTTTCCCAATATTTTTGCCATTCAGCTTCTTCACCTACTAATTCAGTTTTTACTCTATTTATTCCTTTACCAATATTTTTTGCTTGTTTTTGCCAAAAGTTTTGTATTGGTTCTACTATTTCCGGATCAGCTTCTTTATCTGATTGATACCTTACACCTAAATAATCTTTAATAATATTTTCTGGAGCATTTTCTAAAAGTAATTTATTTCTTTCTTCTTCAATTCTTTTTCTAATAAAATCTTCTGGTGCACCTAAAAGCTCTAATTCTTTAATTTCTTCTTGAAATGGACTTGTCATTCTATTTCATTTCTTCTAAAAATTTTTTATATTGTTTTTGAAATGGTGCATAATTTTGCCAACTTTTATATTCTTTTGAATTTCTATATACATTAATTGATTCTTCTGCACTTAAATTTTTAATAAGTTCTGGATTATTTGCAAACCATTCTGTCATATTTGGAGGAAAAAATGCTTTTCTTTCTCCAATAACATTACTTGTTTGTTCTGGACTTCTTTTTAAACTTTTTCTAACTTCTTCTGATTCTTGAGTTATTGTAAGAATATCTGCATCAATATCTTTATAAATAAATTCTGGGTGCAAAGGGTTTGTTAATTCACTTGACTTAATACCTCTTTTTAATCCATTTGCATATCTTTCTTCTAATTTTAATCTTACAGAAATTGCTCTAAAAGGTGCATTAGTGTTATATTTTTTTAATTTTCCTAAAATTTTTGGTTCTACAGTTTTATATAATCTTTCAAAATCTGCTTGTTCTTTCGCATATTGTTCTCTTTTTTTTCTTTCTAAAATACTAGATATAACTCTTGATTGCTCAAAGTTTAATGACATTGATCCAATTCTCTCTGTTAAACTTTTTGCTTGTTCTTCAGTTTCTCCTTGCAAAGTAAATTTAGTAAAATCATTATCTATAGATGGCATACTTTCTACACTTGTACCTCTTGGTGCTGACACTCTTTTTACTATTTCTTGGAAGTTTTCTACATTAATTGATGATGGTTGTGTATTAGTTTGTTTTGCAACAAGAATTTGTTTTAATGCTTGTGATTGTGCTTCACCATTTGTTCCATATTTATTTAATTGTTTAAATAATAAATCATCTGTTGTAAAAGCATCATCAGTAGCAATTTTATTTATGATTTGTTTTGATACATTATCTATACCTACTTCTTCTCTTGTATCTGATATTTTTTTTAAATTTAATGCTTGACTATCTATATCAGTTAATAATAACTGTCTATACTCATCAGTTAATTCTCTACCACCTATTTCATTTACATACCCTTGTTTACCTTTGCCTATTCTTAATTTATCAGCTAAATCAAAATAAAATTGTGCATTTTTTCCATTTGGTGCAGGTATTAGTCCTTCACTTCCTTTTTTTAGATACATAAATTCAAATTCAGCTAATTCCTTTTGAACATCTACCCTTCTAATTTTTGATAAATTTTTAATGTTTTCTTCGTGTCTTAACTTATATGATTGATATTCTTGTATTGTCATATTTGCAGTATTAGTATTTTGAATATCTTTAAATAATCTTGCTTTGGTATCAGTAAATGTTATATCTGCTTGACCAATAATTGCATTTTCTCTAAACCTTAATCCTTCTTTTTTTGTTTGTGCAAAATTTCTATATATTGCTCCTTTAAACATAGAAAATGTTTTAGGATCAAAATTTTGTTCATAAAATTTAACTGTTTTTTCAGCTTCTTGATCGTATATTAAATTTAATTGTTCTTCAGAAATATTCCCTGTTTGATACTCTTGTTGAATTTTTTGATTTAAATCAATTAAACTATTTTGTAACTTACCCTCTTCTTCACTTATAACATTTATTCTATTCTGTTGATCTAATTGTTCTTGTTTTTTTGTATAAATTTGTAATGCATCTGATACTACATCTCCGATTGGTTTTAAATCTGCTGCTGCAAATCTTCTAGCTCTTGATAATTGACTTCCTCCTGTTCTTATTGAAGGTGCTTGTATTTCTCCTCTAACAGGTCTAATTCTTATTGCCATTATCTCATTCCTCCACCTGATGTATTATAAACACCCCCAATAATAGGACTTGTTTGACCTACAAACATAGGATTTACAGCTCTATTCAATTTCATATTACCTGCTGTATTAATTGAACTAGCTACTTGTGAAGTAGTAAAAGTAGTTGAAGGTTGAGATTTTATTGAGCGTGTTAATTGTGAAGGAGAACGGAATGCACTAAAATCACCTAAAGCTGATGTTAATCCTACTTGTGCAACACCACCAATTAATGATGTTCTTCTTCTATATGCTTCTTGCTGTAATGCACCTTCTAATTCTGAATCTATTGCAGCCAACTCAAATGAATACCCTTGATTAACCCAAAATAATGCATCTTCTAATTCTTCATAAACACCTTGTTGCTCTAACAATGTAGAACCTGCTGCCATAGCAACACCTCTTGCTCCAATAGCTGCTCTTTTTTCTGATGCTAATTTTCTTGCTGCATTATTTGCTTTTATAATATCTTGTTTTCTAGCAATATCTGCTCTTTGTCTATCATAAGCTGCTGCTGTTCTAAAGTTTCGAGCATTTACTAATGATTGTTGATAGTTTTGATAAGTACCTAATATAGTAGAGCCAATACTTGCTATTGTTGCATAAGTCGCAAATGAACCAAATGAAAATCCACTTGTTACAGCAGGTAATGCTAATCCTATTCCAAACATAATTTAATCCACAGTTAAAAGTGTTCCTGTTATTCCTAATATTGTCATAGGAAGGGGTTGAGTTTGTTTGACAGTAATCTGCCCATCTCTATCCCATCCTAGATTTGTTACTCGTTTATCTCCTGTAAACTCTGGTATATTCTGACCCATAGGTGTTGCAGATGATCTAAATGGTAATTGATCATCATTTATTGTTGCACCTACTGTATTCAAAAATCTTACCATAACTTCATTATATCTTTTTTTCCTACCTTGTGAAGTACCTGCTTGACCTCCAAATTCTGGTTTTAATGTTTTTAATGTGCTTGTAAATCCTAGTCCTACATCTATTGTTTTGGTAGATAATTCTGTTGGTATATCTACAGTTATTGCACCATTTGTTACTGTTTGTGGTGGATATACTGCATCTCCTATAACTATTTGTACCTTTTCTCCTTCAAGATGATCTAATGATGTTACACTTGTAGAAGATGAATTTACTGTTCCTGTTAAATAACTATCCATATTTGCAGTAGAACTTAAATATTCTACATATTGTACTGTCGAACCATTTATTACTCGTTCAATAATTACCCATACTTGATCTTCACCACCTTCTGGAATACTTGCTACACTTTTTGCTTTTGAATGTGTTTCACTTGTAACTGCTAGTCTTGTAGAATCTGTTGTTTCAACTGTTAAAAGACCTGTAGCTTGTGGACTTGTTTCTGTAATTGTTACAATGTTTGCAGCAGGGTTTGCTACTGTAAAATCTGCATGAGCATTTATTGCTGTAAAAATATTATCTGCTGTTGTATTATTATTTGTATTTGGTCTAAATCCTAAAGAACTTGAAGGACTACTACTCCCTGCTGTTTCTGATGTAAATGTTACTTTTGATCCGTCTGATTTTGTTAACACAATACGACTACCTACAGGTATATTTGCATAGTCTGTAACTGTAACTGTTGCTGATCCTGTTTTACCACCAAATATATGTCTATGCCATGCTACTACATTTTCTTCTCTTTGATATGTCATGCCTAAAAACACACCATCTTCTCGTATTGCCCAATAAACAGAATCTGGTTCTTGTGCAAAATCTACTTCTGTAATACCATTACCTGTAATATGTTCCGATAATATAGTCATATCTGGTGCAGAATATGCATCATCTTCAAACTTATAATAAAATTCTCTAATTTTTTTTTGCTGTCTTTGAATAAATAAAATAACATTACCAATCTGTATTGGTCTTGCTGGATATACACCATAAGTTGTTTGTTGTGCAATATTTACATTATCTGGTTTTAGTGGTTCTCCTGTTGGTCTACCTACTTTATATTCTGACCCTGCTGTACCAACAATCAAATCTTTAGATGGTGCTAACCATCTGATTGTATTTACCTTATTTGCTGCAATAGTATATATAAATGCATCTGCTGCATCTGCATCTCCTTCATCAAAATTATCATATAATCCAGATTGTGAAGCCCATATTGTTTGTGGAAAGTTTGTACTTCCACCATATAAAAGTCTTTGCTCAAAAAAACTAACAGCTCTAGGAAATCCTGTTGTATTTGAATATGCACCTAGTTGCCATTCTGTTGTTGCACTACCTGTTCCTACTGCTGTAAATATTTCATAAGTTACAACTGTTGCACTTGTAAATCCTGTTATTTTTCCATGACCACCTTTTACTTTTACCAATCTACCAACATCTGTACTTGCAAATAAATCTGCACTAGCTGTTAATGTCCTGCCTGTGCCTACTGTTGTTGCACTCGTTGTTAAAGTAGTAGAAGTTGTGTTTTCATCTAAATATGGACCTTTTTCAAAATCAACATCTGAAATACTCCAATTAGTATGACCTGTTCTAGTCAATTTTGTTGGTTCATGTGATGGATGCACTAAATACATAACATCTGCTGATTGGGCAAATTGTATTTCAGATAACTGAGATGATGTGTATTCTGTTGTTATTTCATATACTTTGGCTGCTGTACCACCAGAAGTATAAGTTGTATAATTAGTTGAATTTACTCCAGATAACTCAAATGTGTTGGTTGTTACATTTGCTATTGTATATCTTCTTGCATTGACTTCTGTCATACCACCCACATCATTTAACCATATATGATCTCCATTAGAATATCCATGTGATGATACTGTAACAACAGCCGGATTTGCCTTTGTTATTGCTGTTACTGTTTTTGTTGCTTCTGTTATTTGACCATTATCTTTATAAAATCTTATATATAAATTACCAAACTCTAATATATACGATTGTTCTATATTAAACTCAAAAGGTATCAATCTCGTTGCATTAGCTGAATTTTTTACCTCACACACAAACCTAGAACCATATCTTCTTGTTGTACCACCTTGTGGAAACACTATCATATTCTCCATAGTTTCAACTGCATTGTTGTATTTTTTAAAATCTACTTGACCAAATAATTTAGGTGAAATTTCACCAGATGTAAAATTTGTTTGAAATGGATGAACTCTTGCCATTAAGGTGCTCTAAAATCAGTAAACACAGTTGATATAATACTATCAGTTGTTCCCTCTGTGCTATCAAGACTTCTTGCTTCTGATAATTTTCTTTCAAATAACCTTTGCATTTGTGCTTGTAATGTTGTGCTATTTGTTACAGGATATGCTAAATCTACTGCAAGTTTTGCAGTAAGTGTATCAACAAACATAGAATCAAATAAACTTGGATCAGTAACTCTTGCAATATAAGTTATTTTTGCTTCCCCTTCATCTGTAAGTAAAACCCTGCCTTGACCTGCTAAATTTTCTATTTTAAATTCAAAATCTTCAAACTCCATTTTTAATACTCGTAAACAAAATGGATCAGTTGGCAATGCAAATTGATTAGCATATTCAAATGCAGGTGCTGTTGATAACTTTGCTAAATTTGCTCTGTTAATAGCAAAATTCCAAGTATGTGATCTTAATACTGCATCTCTTGATGGTGCATAAAATGCATTACATAATCTTGCTCTTTCACTATCTTCTGTTAATGATGCGATAGGACTATCGCCCAACCTTCGTAGAGCATTTGAACATATTGATACTTCTGTTGCCATAATACTCCTAATGTAACAAAAAGGGGGTCTTTTGCAACCCCCAAATTGTAGTCTATTGTTCTAATCAGTTATATAAGTAACTACCATAGTAATATCACCTGCTGCTGCTGTTGCTGCTGCATTAGACATTGTTAGGGCAATTCTTAATGGAACTCCGGGGTCTTCTGACAGACCACCATCTTCCCATGCATGATTAGCTATTGCATTGACATTCTTTGCTTCAAATGCAACTTCAACACCTGCTGTGTTTGCTGCTTGTAAAGTTGTTATAGCTGTTGCATAACAATCTTCATCAATAACTGCATCTGCTGCTGTTTCAGTACCACCAATAGTAAACTTACTAGCTCCATTATATAGACCTACATTAGCTGCTAATGATGGTGAACCATTTGAATCAAGATCATCATTGTAAAGTTTTATTGACATGACTTTTGCATTTGATGGGATTTGTGCCATCATAATTACATCATCATTATCAATATCACCTGTACCTGCTGCAATAGTATCAGCAAATACTCTCATCTTGCCATGAACACTTCCGACTTCGGAAATGACTCTGGGAGATGCATCTAAGTTTGTAATTTCTACAGATTTAGCTGTTGCCATGATTTACCTCCCTATGACTCTGTACAAGCAATTTCTACAACTTTTTCGTCTTCTACTCTCGTAGCTCCGATTGTCATTGATAAAAATACTTGTGTTGCATAGTTCTTGTCAGCTCTTTCAGAGATTCTTGTTTCAATATCTCTGCCAAGTGCAAGACCTATTGCAGATTGACAAAAACCAAGTACAGATCGATTACCATCACTATCTGTGCTTAGTCGTTCACTTCTAATAAAGTTAAATCCTAAGAAAGTATCTAACTCACCTTGTACTAATGCTTTAACAGAATTAAAATCTGCTGAAGTAATAGTTGTGCTACCTAAAAGGTCGCTTAACTGTTTTGCAGACACAACCATATATCTTGGCTCGTCTGGGTCAGTATCAGCAGCATCTAATACTTCTTTTGCACTAATTAATTTTGCTAGAGTTAATCCAGCAGAAGCATGAACAATTTTCTGTCCAGAAGGTAATGCCACAGTTGTACCACCAGATACACCACCGAAAGCATTTCCACTAGCAGCAGCAATAATTGCATCATCCATTGCTCTACCCATTGCCCAAGCACCACTCATTGCATACTCAGATTGTGGGGAGATTAACATTCTAACTTTGTCCTCTTGGTCAATCAGATCAGCCCAATCATAATCATCCATAGTAACTTTCCTTCTTGAGTGAGGGGTATCAACTCTAGGTGTATCACTATGTCTTGATGTTCTTTTAAGAGCAGCAGTATCACCAATTCTTTCAAAAAAGTGCGATTTACCTGTTACAGTTTCTGTTCTTACTGCATCTCTTAATCTTGAACCTTTCTGTTGTGCCAAATGGAACACATTGCTTTTATATTGTTCTACAAAAGCTGTAGTAATTTGAACACTCATTACAGTTCTCCTTAATAAAATTAATATAATAATTTATGCAGTTTTTGTCCTAAAAAAGGGAAACCTCGTTTATAGTCGTTAGACTTTATATACTGTTATCCGTAAGGGCAGTACACACAAAATTATTATATCATACTTTTTTAAGTATTACCATATACTTTTTCATGTAGTTGTCGCATTTTTTCTACAGCAGGTTGATGATCCTTATGTCTAGGGTTGTGATAAGGATGATCTGGATTATTAAAAGTATCTTGTATTTCTTGTTTTGCATCTAATGGTGATGATGCTAAAGTGTTATTTTGTGTATTTTGTGCCATATCTTCAGTAATATCTTTACCTAATCTAGCAAATAAACGAATAACTGCAGGATGATTTCCTGCTTCTGTATTCATTAACTCTTTTATTTCACTATCTCCATAGACATCTATTGCTCTTTTTGCATTACGGATTTGACTATCATAGTCATAACCCCATTCTTTTTTAAGCATAGCTTCAGATTCTTGTCTTTGTACATCTACTTGTGATGCATACATATCTCCTTGATTCTTTATAGATTCCATTTGATAATTAACAAGACCTTCTACTTGTTGTTGGTTTAAACCCATTTGATGAGCTACATTTTTAAATTGACTTATTTGGTCTTCAGTAAAATATGCAGAATAATCTTCTGGTACATTTACTTCATATTTATCAGCAGCTTCTGGTCTACCTAATTTATTATAGACTTCCATTCTTTCTTCATCAGTTTTAGGTATAGGTATTCTACTTCCTAATACTTTTTGTTGATGTACTACTGTTTTAGCTAATGACTCTACATCTTTGAAATTAGATAATGTAGGATCATTTTTTAAATCTTCTGGTAAGTTTGATCTCCAATCTTGATTATCACTTACAGTAGACCCTAAAACTGTATTATCTTCTACAGGTTGTTCTACAGGGTTACCTTCTGTTGTGGTCGTTTCTTCAATCATTTTTTTGCTCCTTTAATAGATTGATTATTCGTATTATAACAGCTCGTTGACCTTCCTTATATGCTGTTTCATAAGGACAACTATCAAACGAACTTCTATGATAATAAGCAGACTTTAAATCTGCTAATACTTCCTTCCCTTCTCCAGAGTCAAAAGTAATTCTGTACATTTTTTTTAATTCTTTTAGTTCCATTATTCAACTAGACCAAGTGCTCTTGCCGATTCTTCTACTTGCTCTGCACCTTGTTGTGCTTCTTGTGTACCTAACTCTTTAATAGCTTGGTTTTGTGTAAGTGCTGTTTGTGCCTGTTGTTGTTGCATAGCCATTTCTTGTGCTTGTTGCTGTTGTTGTGCTCTCATTTCTCTCATCTCTGCAACTTCTTCTATACCTCTTAATACAGTTTTAGGAACACCAAGTAAGTTTGCTCTAGTTCTAATTGCAAGATCATGATTTATATTATCCATGATAGTTGGATCAATCTGACCTACTTGCATAGCTAATGCATATAATCTATCAATAGCAATAGATTCTTCCATTCTTTGTGATCGTGCTAATGGTCCTACATATTCTACATCTACTGTTTGACCTTGTATTATTTCTGGTGCAGGTATTAATGCTTCTGCTCTTAGCATAATACCAAATACTCTTTCAATTAATGGATTCAAAAACTCACTTTGAAATCTTCCTAATGTTGGTCCTAATAATCTTTGCATCAATTCATATCTAACTTGTACCTCTGTTGCTGTCATTTGAGGACCTTGTTGTAATTGTAGTTGATCAGAATAATATGCTTGTCGTATTGCTGTTCTTAATTGATTTTCTTTCATATCTGTAATCTGCCAATTAGTACCAATAGGTAATGACCTTACAGACCCTTCATTCCTAACAACAGTTATACCGGCAGGTGTTGTTCTAACTCTACCAATAACACCATCATCTGTTACAAGTAATGGTGGATCAATAGCTTTTGCCCATGCTTTCAATCCTATCTCTACTGCTTTGTTTAATGTTTTAATATCTGGCAATGCATTATAGCTAGGTGATCTTCCATATATTTCACCTGTTGCTTTTGACCACCTTGGTACAAGATATGGGAACTCATTGTACCCACCTTCTCTAACTGACATTTTATCTTCTACACATACATGACAACTGTAAAAAGGTAGTTTTGTTTTTACTTTACCCATAGACCTTTCATAGTCTTCAGTTGGCTCAACTGCATGAATAAATGTAAATTCTTTATCTGGCTTGTCTTTTGCTGCTTCTATAATTTTTTCACCAACATTATCTTCACCAAACTCTTGTAGTGCTTGTCGTGCTGTTAAATTATATTTACGATATACTGTGTCTATTCTTCCATCATTATTTTCTTTAATATAAAACTCTTTGATATGTAATGTATTAAAATGTATACCACCTTCAGCAAAACCTTTTTTACTTTCTTCTACAAATAATGCACCTGTACCTATAGAACATAAATCAAGATATAACTCATGTACTTCTGTGTTAAAATTAGATTCATTAAATAGGTCATACATTCTTTTTGCTGAGTTTTCTAACCACAACTGTACATCTCTGTTTTGATTTAGTTCAGCATTTCTTAATTTCAGATGAAACCATTGTAATGATGGTGATGTTAGTGTTCCATGTAAACTTGCAGCTAATAAATTATTTGCAGTTATAGCAGTAGAATCAAATAATACTTCTGTTCTTTTCTCACCTTTTTCTCTTTTAGATACAACTTCTGCTTTTCGTGGCATTACATAATCAAGAATATCTTGCCAATGCTCTTCCCAAGTTCCTCTATGACTTTCTAGTTGTGCAAGTCTTTTTTTTATGTAATCAAAATTTGCCATCAGGTCATTCTATTTGGTGGTTTTGTTCCACCCAATAATGTTTGTGCAGTTTGTGCTGGTTCTTTTACACCTTCTCCAGATGTAAGTAGTGTTCCATAAGAACCCTGTTTTCCAAGTGCAATCATTCTTTGTCTTTCAGCTTCTAGTTTTGCTTCTGACTCTGCAACTTTATCATCAATTTCTGGCATTGGTTGTGGTTGTGGCATACTTGGTGTTTTCATTCCTCCACCCATATTATCCTCCTAATGTTGTTTTGGTGTTAGCATCTTGTTGTGCTCCTAAGGTAGCTCTTACTCTTTCAGGTCTTTGAGTTTCTTTTTTCATAAAAGATTTAGAAGGTCTTTGTTGTTTTGGAACTTTTGGTGGTTGTTTCATAGCTCTACCAAACTTACCTCCTTGAATAGCTCTTGATGTTTTTTTTATTAATACCTTCCTTGGTTGTGCACCACCCATTTATATATCCTTATAAATATCTACATTCATTTCTAAGTAATCCATATAACACAGCATTATGAAATTTCATACCATCTCTAATAACTTTTCTAATAATACCCTCTTGTTTAAATCCTGCCGATTCAATTAATTTTCTACATCTTGTGTTATCTGGTTTTGTCATTGCAGTAACTCTAACACATTTACAGGTATAAAAGCAATACTCAAATACTTGTTTTGCATAACTCCTTCTCATAGCTCTAGGATTGTCAAGTGCTAAATGCATCCAAATGTTATAACCATCATAATGAGAAAATATAGTACCTCCTACTATTTTATCATTATCATAGTAACCTATATGGGCAAAATCAGAATCAACTCCTTGAATATTTGCTCGTGGTGTTACAAACTTCAGAACTTCTTGTGCAAGTGATTTATCAGTTTTTGCAACAATCATTGACCAAGAATAGTTCTTGCAGTTGTAGCTTCTTCGCCACCCCCAAGTGTAGTTCCTTGTCCATAACCCATACCTCTTACTTTACCTCTTAACCTTCTTTCTCTAGCTTCCTTTTTTTTTGGTTCTTCAACCGGAGGAGGTGGAGGTGGTGGAGGTGGTGGAGGGGGTGCACTAGGTCTTGAAAAAAACCCCATAAGTAAATCCTTTCATATTAATATTAAGCTCGTTTTATTTTACTTGTTTTTTTTCGTTTTACAAATGTTTTTACATTAGTAGGTTTACCACCTACACCTTGAGCTTTTGCTCTTTTTCTTGTTACTGCTGATCTAATTTGAGATTTACTCATTGATCTTGCTTTTGCAAGTGGTACACATTTAGGGTATTTCCTTTTACTTTTTGTTGCTGACTTACGACCACAGGGTTGAAACTTGCCTTTTTTCTTTGGTGCTCCTATATCAACCCATTTTTCTTTTTTAAACCATTTAGTCAACCCACCTTTTGGTTTTGCCATTATCCTGTCCTATATCCTCCACCCCTTTTTTTATAAGTCTTTACTAACCATGCATTAGCATAAGCTGAAGGATATACTTTAAATTTTCTTTTTGCTTCTGATTTTACTCTTGAATATAATGCAGAGTTTGTTGGTATTGCTCTTTTACTTTTTGTTTTTTTTGCCATTGCTACCTTTCATCATTTTTTCAAGTTTTGCTGCTTGACCGGCATGAGCTTTTGATGCTTTTTTAAGTGCTGCTATAACACTTCGTACTGTAGCTTTGTTCATGCTTTTTTCTTTTTCATCTTAGATTTCATAATCTTTGCTTGAAGTTGTTTTGGTAATGTCTTTTGTTTTTTTGTAAGCATTTTTTTCTTTTTAGGTGGTCTTCCTCTAGTTGATCCGTAAGTTCCTTTACCCATTGGCATAATATATCTCCTTTAAAATAAGTTAAACTCAGAGTCCGTTTGTATCTGCATAGGTTCGGTATTCCTTGTTCTTGCCTTTCGTAATGACATTACTGCATATCGCAATGCAGATATTATATCATCATTCATAGGAATAATCTTACCATTCTTCCTGTGATACAATCGTATCTCTTCTAGTATCTTACTTTGATTAGAAAATATTTTCAACCTCTTTGTTTGAAATCTTGTTAACATCTCCATTACACCTGCTTCTACACTTATACCACCACTACCTTCTTTCATTCCATTTTGTGGTGGATTTGTAAAATGCTCTCGTAATAAATTTACACCCTCATCTCTATATTGCATAGCAAGACTTTTGCCACTACCCTTGTCTGCTTGTCTACCATCCATAGGATATATAACAGGTATCCATTTACCTCGTGCTTTTATTGCTGATGCATGAACAGGTACAGTTTCTTGTCGCATACTATATCCATCATACATATATACAATATCACTATCTCTATCCCAAGCTACCCATGCACAAGCTGTAGGATGATCCCACCCAAAATCTATACCACATATCTTTGGATAGTAGTCTGGTATATCAAATGGTTCACACAATATATCTTCTTCGTTTATTGGAAATACTAATCCAGAACCTAACTGTGGTATTCCTTTTTCTCGCATCTTTCTTTCATGAGGTGGTAATGCTTGTAAGATTTGTTCTCTTACTTCCTTGGTCATGTGAGGTGCATCATCCCAAGTTGCTTGTATTAAGTCTTGACCTTTTTTTATATTATTTACAAACTGTGCAACTGTTTCTGTCATACCTTGCTCTGGTGTAAATGTCATATATACAACACCACCTTTGTCAGCAGTTCTTGTCAATGCTTGAGAATATATTGCTTGAGGTGGTTCTTCATCTAACCAGATAACATCCAACGACTCTCCCATCCATTTTTCTTTACCCATCTCATATGCCTTAAAACCTATACGAGAATATCCCCCACTCTTATGTCGTATAACTACACTATTCATTGCATTTGGTACTCCGGGTTTTCTTACTGTTTCTCCAATATGCTTTAGTGGAATACTACCCATACCTTTTGCACTCGGATCATCTGGTTGTCCTACTAATTCTTTTTGACATACATCTCGTGTTGTTTCATTAGATACACCACCTACCCAACATCTTACAGGTCTATCAAACTTTCTACCTTCCCACCAATCTGGATATAACCCTGTACAATGATATGCCATCTCCATAGCACCACAAAACGATTTACCTACCCTGTTACCTGCCATCAATAATCTTTGGGTGGCTTTACTATTATGAAATTTCTTTTGATAATCGTATGGCACATACTTTGCCATCTGATTAGTCTTTTTTCGAAATTCCAACTCTTTGGCTATCTCTAGTGCTCTGACTAAATCATTCATCTTTTTTTGTATAAAATAACATCACAGACTCACATTTATAACAACTGTAATTAGAACATATAAGATAATCACTACACTCTTCTTCATCATGATCTCCACCCCAATGCATCTTTTCTCCACAATGCAAACACTTAATCATGACAACTTATCCAGATCATCGCTATGAACCATTATCCAAAACCCTGCCCTCCCCTTTTCACACAATGCTACAACAGGGGTCTTACCCTCTTTCTTTGCCATAACATTTGTGTCATCCCATAATGTTATC